TGAAAAAATTATCATTACAAACAAAACACTAGAGGATAAAAAAAATGTTTAATGAAAAAGCAGAAAAACTGAATGGTCGTGCAGCAATGGTTGGATTCATTGCAGCAGTAGGTTCTTACCTCGCAACTGGTCAAGTAATTCCAGGCGTATGGTGAGCGACATGTTACTCATAGCAGCTTCCATGATAGGAGGGTTTATTTTTGCCGCCCTGTTGACCGATGGAGATGTTGATGATGACGACAATATGGGTGGTGGAATGATGATTCCCGTAAATAACCCAATTGGTTAATAATACAAAAAAAGAATAAATATACAAAGAGGGTATAACCCTCTTTTTTTATAGGAGAACCCATGGCACTTTGCAGTGAAATATCCAATAGAAATTATCTAAGTCCAATTGGATTTAAATTAACTATCGATAAAGCGCCAAAGTCTGTATATTTCAGTAATCAGGCTAATATCCCTTCTATTGATGTTGGTGTTTCTGTTCAATCAAATTATTTAAGGGATATTCCTATTCCTGGTGATAAAATGGAGTTTGAAGATTTCACCTTCCAGTTCATGGTTGATGAAAATCTAGAAAACTATAGAGAGTTACAACGTTGGATGAGAGGTATTTCGTATCCAGAAAGTCTATCTGAAATATACAATTGGCAAATTAGTGAAACGAATAAAAATCCAGATAGAGTTCGTGATTTAGAAAGACATCTAGTTTCTGATGGTTCACTAATTGTTTTAACAAGTAATAATACAAATAATTTTCAAATCAAGTTTACTGATTTATGGCCTTATTCATTGTCAACTCTTAACTTTGATGCGACAGAATCAGATTATAATTATATGAGTGCTACTGTAAGATTTAAATATACCATGTATAATATTATTGATATTAATGGCAATCCTTTATGACATTTGATCTTGAAAAAATTCAGGAGATGTGGGAAAAAGATTCAAAAATTGATCCAGATAATTTACATACAGAATCTTTAAACATCCCAAGTCTTCATGCAAAATATCATGATATTTTTAACAATCTATATCTCTTAAGAAAGAGAGCAGAACAACAGAGAAAAAATATTAGACATGAAAGGTATGAATATTACTCTGGGAAAGCAGATCCTGATGTATACATAGAAAATCCATTTCCCAAAAAAATTAGAGATAAAGATACTATGCAAAAGTATCTTGATGCTGATGAGAGACTTCAACAAATAAATCTCAAAATTGATTACTACGAAACAATCATGAGTTATTTGGAAAGCATTCTTAAACAAATATCAAATAGAACTTATCAAATTAAAAATGCAATTGAATGGTCCAAATTTGTATCTGGATATTCGTAAATAAATACTACAGGTGAATACCTGTAGTATGTCGGATTTAGTAATACAAAAGTCAAACGAAGTATTTCTTAAGGTTGATTGTGAACCTCACATTAAGTACGAACTAAGAGATCACTTCTCTTTTGAAATACCAAACAAAAAATTTATGCCCCAATATCGCAACAAACATTGGGATGGATTTATTCGATTATATGATGTAAATAAAGGAACAATATACGCCGGTCTTTTAGATAAAGTTATAGGTTTTTGTAAGAATTATAATTACAGTTATTCATTTGAAGATAATAAGTATTATGGTTTGCCATTTGAAGAAAATCAAATGGTTTCCAAAGAAGGAGTTAGAGACTATATGAGATCAATTTCTAGGTATGAACCTAGAGACTATCAAATAGAGGGTGTTCATGACGCTCTGAAGTGCAATAGAAGACTTCTGATATCACCAACTGCATCTGGTAAATCTATGATGATTTATTCTTTGGTGAGATATTATGTAGCAAAGAAACAAAATATTTTAATTGTTGTTCCTACAACATCTCTTGTGGAACAAATGCATAAGGACTTTGCTGACTATGGATGGGACAGTGATACTTATTGCCACAAAATTTATGGTGGAAAAGAATTAGAAACAGACAAAGTAGTAACTATTACTACATGGCAGTCAGTATATAAATTAGATAGAAAATATTTTGAAAAATTTAATGTAGTGATTGGAGACGAAGCTCATTTATTCAAGAGCAAGTCTCTAATATCGATCATGACTAAACTTCACCATGCAAAGTACCGTTTTGGATTTACTGGAACATTAGACGGCACACAGACCCATAAATGGGTCTTAGAGGGATTGTTTGGTCCATCATATAAAGTCACAAGAACAGATGAGTTAATGAGACAAGGACATCTTTCTCAACTCGATATTCAATGTCTTGTTCTCAAACATAATTCACAAAGATTTGAAACTTATGAAGATGAAATTCAATATCTTATTGGACATGAACAACGTAATAACTTTATAACTAACTTATCACTTGATTTGAAAGGAAATACTCTAGTTTTATACAGTCGTGTTGAAAGTCATGGAGAGATAATTTTTAACATGATAAATAATCGTAAGGTGAATGACAGAAAAACATTTTTCATTCATGGCGGTGTTGGTGCTGAAGAAAGAGAGAATGTAAGGTCCATTACAGAAAGAGAAAGTGATGCTATTATTGTTGCATCATATGGAACATTCTCTACTGGTATCAATATTAAAAATCTTCATAATGTAGTTTTTGCTTCTCCAAGTAAATCTAGAATTCGTAATCTTCAATCAATTGGACGAGTTCTAAGAAAAGGTAAAAACAAAACTAAAGCAGTTTTGTATGATATTGCTGATGACTGCAATTACAAGTCCAGAAAAAATTATACATTAAATCATTTTATCGAAAGGATCAAAACATACAATGAGGAGAATTTTAACTACGAAATACTCACTATTAATTTACGATCATGATACACGACGACTTCTATGCAACAGTAAAACTTAAAACAGGTGAAGAGATATTTTCAAGAGTTTCTGCTACAGAAGAAAATAGTGGAATTTATTTAATTCTTTTTAATCCAATAGAGATTGAAGAAATTAAAATGAGAAATGGCAATACTCTTGGATATAAAGTAGAACCATGGTTGAAAACATCTCATGATGATATGTTCATTGTCAATATGGATGAAATATTATTAGTATCTGAATCAGAAAATATAGACATGATTCAAGCATATGAAGAATATTCCGTAATGAATACTATCGGTGGAGGAGATGGTAAAGGTAATTTGAAATTAGATTCAAAGATGGGATATATAAGTTCCGTAGATCAAGCTAGAAAAACATTAGAAAATATTTACAACAAAGCATCAGCTTCTGAATAATAGCTATATTGATCCTTTCATCCTTAGCAAAGATATTCTACTTATGTTTGATGTTCTTGTCAACACTTTTAGTAGGTGTTATAATAAGTCTATCGATACATAAAAGAAACTTTTACTAAAATGAGAAGCAGAGCAAGATCAGAACATTACGTTAATAACAAAGAGTTTCTTGATGCTATCGTCGAGTACAAAAAACTCTGTGATGCCGCTAAGGAAGCTGGAGAACCAAGACCACGTATCCCAAGATATATTGGCGAATGTTTTTATAAGATTGCAACACATCTATCTTATAAACCAAATTTTGTTAACTACATGTTTAAAGATGACATGGTAGGAGATGGAATTGAAAATTGTATTCAATATGTCCATAATTTTAATCCAGAAAAATCTTCTAATCCTTTCGCTTACTTTACTCAGATTATCCACTATGCATTTCTGAGACGTATTCAGAAAGAGAAGAAACAACTTGAAATTAAAAATAAAATTATTGAAAGAAGTTCTTTCTCCGAAGTCTTTTCTGATGATGGAGACATTGACAGTTCCATGAGAGCTGAGTATAATTCGATCAAGGATGCCGTTTATACCAGATCGAGGTCTTAGTCTTGAAGATAGCCATTATTACAGATCAACATTTTGGGTGCCGTAAAAACTCCAAATTATTTCATGATTATTTTTTGGAGTTTTATAATAAAGTTTTCTTTCCTACATTAGAAAAAGAAGGTATCACAACAGTTGTTGATATGGGTGATACTTTTGATAATAGAACTGGCATCAATTTCTCTGCCTTGGATTGGGCAAAGAAAAATTACTATGATCGACTGGAAAAAATGGGTGTGAATGTTTACACTATTGTTGGTAATCATACTGCTTATTATAAAAACACCAACAAAGTAAATGCAATTGAACTTCTTTTGAAAGAATATAAGAACGTTCACGCAGTGTCTGAATACAAGGAATTTGAATTTGATGACACTAGTATTGCTATGATCCCTTGGATTAATAGTGACAATTATATGACAACTAAGTCCAATATTGATCGATCAAAATCTTCTATTGCTATGGGACACCTTGAACTTCAAGGATTCTCTATTAACCGATTTACTGTAATGGAACATGGATATTGCAAATCTATGTTCTCAAAATTTGATAAAGTTTTTTCTGGGCATTATCATCATAGAAGTTCTCAGGATAATATTTTTTACCTTGGTAACCCATATGAAATTTATTGGAATGATGTGAAGTATGATGATAGAGATGATAGAGGATTTCACATATTTGATACCAAAACTCTAAAGCATATTCCTATTAATAATCCATATAGGATGTTTTATAATATTTACTATGAAGATAGTGATCATCAATTATTGAAATCGTCTAATTATAAAAATAAAATTGTAAAAGTTATTGTACGCAAAAAAACAGATTCTAAAAAGTTTGAAAAATTTATTGACAAACTTTATGAAAGTGGAGTAAGTGATTTAAAAGTTGTTGAGAGTTATGATAACACTTCAGAAACATGGTACAATGATAAAGATTTTGAAGCCAATGAATCTGAAGATACTCTGTCTATTTTGAATAGATACATTGGGGAATCTGAATTTCAAATGGACAAGTCAGTTGTTCAAAAAATTATGGATCTCACTTACAAAGAGGCCTGCGAAATGATTTAAAGACATGTTCATCATCACAGTAGAAGGAAAACAAAACGAAGGTGCTTATTCCGTTGTTGACAAAAGAGGAAATACGGTAATTTATCTCTTCAAAGAAGAAGATGATGCAACTCGATTTGCTCTTCTTTTAGAAGAAGAAAATTCTCATAAAGAATCGGATATAAACGTGGTTCATGTTGATGATGATGTAATAGTAAAAGTTTGTGATATGCATAATTGTAGTTACTCAATTATCACACCCAATGACATTGTAATTCCCCCTCGTCAAGATAATGATACACTTTCAAAAAATTAAGTTCAAGAATTTTCTTTCGACTGGAAATCATTCAACAACTATTGATTTAGATAAAAATACCACAACTCTTATTGTCGGCACAAATGGAGCGGGAAAATCTACCTTTTTGGATGCTCTGACCTTTGCTTTGTTTGGTAAACCATTTCGTAAAATTAATAAACCACAACTTGTTAATTCTATAAACGAAAAAGATTGTTTGGTTGAAGTCGATTTCAATCTCAATGGTGTACAGTGGAAAGTTGTTCGTGGTATCAAACCAAATAAATTTGAAATTTGGAAAGATGGTGAATTAAAAGATCAAGATGCTTCTGCCGTTGATCAACAAAAGTGGTTGGAACAAAATGTTTTGAAAATGAATTACAAGTCTTTTACTCAGATTGTAATTTTGGGTAGTAGTACTTTTGTTCCTTTTATGCAACTTACGTCATCGAATCGACGTGAGGTGATTGAAGATTTGCTTGACATCAAAATCTTTTCTGCGATGAATGAGATCATCAAAGGAAAACTTAGATTGCTGCGTGATAGTGTAAACTCTCTTAAGATTAAGAAAGATGGAATGTCTGATAAAGTCCAGATGCAAAAGGACTTTATTGAAGAATTAGAAAATCGTGGTAAACAAAATATTAAAGAGAAAGAAGAGAAAATAAATCAACTTTTGAACGAAGAAAACAATTGGATTAATATCAATCAGGATAAAAATGTAGAACTTGAATCTCTACAAAACAATCTTGAAGAGTATGTGGGAGCTACTGAAAAACTTCGTAAACTTGGTAATCTAAAAGGTAAGATTTCTAATAAAGTATCTACGATTACAAAAGAACACAAGTTCTTTACCGAAAATACGGTTTGTCCTACCTGCACTCAGTCAATTGATGAATCTTTTCGATTAAATAGAATTGAAGACGCTCAAAATAAAGCAAAAGAGTTGCAGTCTGGTTATAATGAACTGGAAGAAGCAATTAAAGGGGAAGAAGAACGAGAGCGTCAATTCACTGTTCTATCGAAGGAGATCACATCTTTAACACATGACATTTCTCAAAACAATACTAGAATTTCTGGATGTCAACGACAAGTCAGAAATCTGGAATCGGAAATTCAAACAATTACCGAACAACTTGCAAATCGAAATACTGAGCATGAGAAATTAAGTCAATTTTCTGAAGAACTAAAAACTATTACTGATAAACTTCTAAAAGAAAAAGAGTCGATTGAGTATCATAATTTTGCAAATTTCTTGTTAAAAGATGGTGGAGTTAAAAGAAGTATCATTAAGAAGTACCTTCCACTCATAAATCAACAGGTTAATAGGTATCTTCAAATGATGGACTTCTATATTAACTTCACATTAGATGATGAATTTAATGAAACGATTCGGACACCAGTTCACGAAAACTTTACATATTCATCTTTTAGTGAAGGTGAAAAAATGAGAATTGATCTGGCTCTTCTTTTTACTTGGCGAGAAGTTGCTAAGTATAAAAACTCTGTAAATACTAATCTTTTAATTATGGATGAAGTATTTGATTCTTCACTTGATGGATTTGGAACCGATGATTTTCTAAAAATTATTAGATATGTAATTAAAGATGCAAATATTTTTGTTATCTCACATAAAGAATCATTACATGATAAGTTTGAGAATGTAGTTCAATTTGAAAAGATAAAAGGATTTTCGAGAATGGTATCATAACAACATCTAAATACTACAGGTAGTGTGGATTATATGCTTTCGACGCAGTATCGGTTGAGATTAGAATTCATTTGTAAATGTATTGCAAATGGTGAAGAAGTAAAACTTGAAGATATGATCTGGGCCGACAAACTTGCTCAGAGATATACAACTGCTAGAGATTGGCTTAACAAAGCACGTCGTCAAGCATCAGGTGAAATTCAAGAAGGTAGTATGGATGATTTTATGAATAGGATGGGATTAGGAGACCCCGATCCATCCAATCATAAAACGGGGTTTGAATCTGCAGACGAAATTGTAGATTGGTTTCAAAGAGAAAAATCTGATGACTGGAGACAAAGAGACTAACGAAAATTCATTATGGTATGATAAATTGATAAACGATCTATACCAAAAAAATGAAAGTTCCGAACTGGCAACATCACAGCAAGAAAGAACAGAAGAGGAAACTGAGACCACAAGCGATGAGACGGTCTAAAGATCGGTTGGCCCACTTTAAAAAGCGGTACATGACCTCCCCAAAAAGGGAGGTTTTTTCGTATTATGTGTCTATACGAGATGAGACCCACCCATGAACAATCTTGAAGTTAAGGGAAATCTTGCAAAGCTTCTGGCTCAAGAAAACTTGATTGTTGAACATGCTCCTGTTGAGACTGCATCTTTTGATGTTGAAAAAAGACTTTTGACTCTTCCCAACTGGAAGAAAGCTTCTAATGTTGTTTTTGATCTTCTTGTTTCGCATGAAGTTGGTCATGCACTGTATACTCCAAACGAAGATTGGACCGAAAAAGTTAGTTGCCCAATGTCTTATGTGAACATCGTAGAAGATGCCCGTATTGAAAAACTGATGAAACGTCGATATCAGGGTTTGTCTAAAACATTTTATAATGGATATAAAGAACTTAATGATGAAGATTTCTTTTGTATTGAAAAGGAAAATCTTCAAAAGATGAATTTTGCTGATCGAGTGAATCTTTGGTTTAAGGTTGGAAGTTATGTCGATATTCCTGTAAAGAATGAAAAAGAGAAAGAAATCATTGACATGATTTGTCAATCTGAAACGTTTGATGAAGTGTTGTCTATTTCTGAACTTCTTTATAACTTTTGCAAAACCAATAATAATGATAAAAAAGAAGTTTCTGTTCCATCTAATAAAAATGGGCAGACTGGATCTTCTGGTGTAGAAAATACTAATTCGGATAAAACTGATTCTGAAATTTCGGAGGAAAAAAATGAAGAAATCCATGAAACGGAATCATCAGATAATGATGATGTTGTAGAAGAAACCTCAGGAGCAGAAAATTCTTCAGGATCTATTGATCGGGTAAAAACTGATGAAAAGATGAATGAAGGGATGAAAGAATTTGTTGATACATATACAGATCGATCTGTATATCTTCAGATTCCTAAAATTGAATTGGATAAGTGTATTGTTCCTAATGAACAAGTTATTGAAGAATTGAATGAATGGTGGAACAAAGTTTATCCTGACCAAAAACATTTTGATATTATTGATGAAAAATATACTCAATATAAAAATTCTTCTAAAAAAGAAGTTAATTATTTGGTAAAAGAATTTGAGTGTCGTAAGTCAGCCGATTCTTACGCTCGTGCCACTACTGCTCGTACTGGTATTCTGGATTGTACTAAACTTCATACTTATAAGTACAATGAGAATCTGTTCAAAAAAGTAACCGTCATTCCAGATGGAAAATCTCATGGACTAATTTTTGTTTTGGATTGGTCTGGATCCATGTCAGAAGTTCTTTTGGATACGGCAAAACAACTACTTAGTCTTGTTTGGTTTTGTAAAAAAACAAACATTCCTTTTGATGTATTTGCTTTTACTAATTCTTTTTATTGCCAAACGAATGATCAAGAAGACGATTTACTTCCTAGTCGGTTTAAAAAAGGTTTGTTTGATAGAAAAGCAAATGAAATTTATTTTGATAAAAACTTTAGGATGATTCAAGTTCTTACAAGTGATTGTAAGAAAAATAAATTTGATGATATGTGTAAGACGTTCTGGCGTCTAGTTTATTCTTGCATTTGTTACTATGCTCCTGAAGTTGCACCTTCTTATCAACTTAGTGGAACTCCACTAAATGAATCTATTATTTGTTTGAACGAAATTATTCCCAACTTTGTTAAAAAGAGAAAGGTACAGAAAGTTCAGTGTGTAATTTTGACAGATGGCGAGTCTAACGCTATTGGATATAATCGACCTTTTGAATATCAGGGGGAAACTGGTCTAGGAGTTGGTATTGTTAATGGCGCAAATTCTTACTTGCGAGACAGAAAACTGGGGACCACTTACAAATTTGGAAGAGGTTACGACAAACAAGTAAAATGTTTACTTTCAAATATCAAAGACCGTTTTTCGGACGTTAATTTTATTGGGATACGAATTTGTAATGGTGGAGAATTCGGTAGATTTTGTTCACTTTGGACAGATTATAGTTCTCTTGAATTGGATAAAACCAAAACTATTTGGAAGAAAAATAAATCTGTTTCTTTGAATGTTGAAGGGTTTACCAAATACATTGCTATATCATCAAATTCTCTTCAAACTGATGTTGAATTCAAAGTATCTGATGATGCATCAAAATCTCAAATTAAAAATGCATTTAAGAAATCTTTGATTGGTTCTAAATTGAATAAAAAAATTCTTAGTGAATTTGTCGAAATGATCGCGTGACACACTGATAAGTGGCACATGCAACCGAACAACCCCCCTATTTTGACCTATAATAACGAAGTAATCAAAACAATGACAATGAGTCTTTCCACTGAATACGTTCTTTCTTCTCTGAAAAATTTGTATGGCAACAGTGTGAGTTCTGCTGATATTCGTGCTTGGTGTGCAATGAGTGGTTCTAGTTATCAAACCATCACGAACAAACTGACTGATTTCAAAACTGGTCGTGGTAAGTGGAATCTGGAAGTAACCAAAGAGACTGTTAAGGATCTCGAAATGACTTATACTGCTCCTGCAGCAATGCCTGCTATTCAACAAAACCTTGTTCCTCAAAAAGATGATACCTTCGTCAAGTTTGGCAATTTTGGTGATATTAAAAAAATTATTCAGTCCCGTCTATTCTACCCTACGTTTATCACGGGTCTCTCGGGTAATGGTAAAACGTTTTCTGTCGAACAAGCGTGTGCTCAACTCGGACGAGAACTCATCCGTGTAAACATTACTATTGAAACAGATGAAGATGATCTCATTGGTGGATTCCGTCTCGTCAATGGTGAAACCGTTTGGCACAATGGTCCGGTCATCGAAGCCTTGGAGCGCGGTGCGATTCTATTGCTTGACGAGGTTGACCTGGCTTCCAACAAGATTCTTTGCCTTCAATCAATCCTTGAAGGAAAAGGAGTTTTCTTGAAAAAAATTGGCAAACATGTCACGCCAAAAAATGGTTTTAATGTGATTGCTACTGCAAACACTAAGGGTAAAGGTTCTGATGATGGTCGTTTCATTGGTACTAATGTATTGAATGAAGCATTCCTTGAACGCTTCCCTGTCACTTTTGAACAAGAATATCCAACTCCTGCAAATGAAGTTAGGATTTTGGATAAAGTTGCACAATCTCTTGACGTGAATGATGAAAACTTTTGCAAACGTCTTTGTGATTGGGCCGATATTATTCGTAAAACTTTCTATGATGGTGGTATTGAAGAAATTATCTCCACCCGTCGTCTTGTTCATATAATTCGAGCCTATGCTATTTTCAACGATAAAGCAAAAGCTATTCAAGTTTGTGTAAACCGATTTGATGATGAGACTAAACAGTCATTCATGGATCTCTATGATAAGGTTGATGCAGATTTCAATCTCCCTGCTCTTGACGAAGATATGTTGAAAGAATATCAACCTGTTGACCCCGAAGATATCATCTGATATAATAAAACTATAGCAACTCCTGTGCAATGAAATTATGACTGACAATTTTGAGAGTAGTTATGAGGATGGTTTGGATGGAGGATATCGATTCAATCTTTCTGATTTTCCTGTAACCATCTCTGGTGGTGAGGGAACGGATACCATCAACTGTTATGGCGCTAATGATGTTCTTGGTGCTTTCAATTATGGAACACATGTCTCAGATACGATTAGTTTTGATTCTAGAGACAAAATTGATCTGAATCTTGATGCTACTTCTAAAAATGGTTTTTGGAAGTATGAAGAAGATAAAACTATGAAAGAGGTTCGTGACTACCTTTCTTCAACATATAAGTCACATTATACATCTCAAGATTCTAAAACTCAAACTCTTGATTTGATTGAAGGTATTGGTGATGCAGAACCATTCTGCAGATCTAACGCAATCAAATACCTGTCTCGATTTGGTAAGAAGAATGGAAAGTCCAAACAGGACATTCTAAAAGCAATTCACTATTGCATTCTTCTTTATCACTTCTCTGGCCTTCACAATGAAACTACGCAACCCTATGAAACTTTCTGAAGAAACTAACAATATTCTCAAAAACTTTGGATCGATTAACCAATCGATTATGGTCAAAGAAGGTAATGTTCTTCGCACTATTTCTGTGATGAAGAATATTCTTGCCGAAGCGAGAGTTACGGAGAGTTTTCCTCGCGACTTTGGTATCTACGATCTTAATAAACTTCTTCGTATTCATGAACTTTACAAGAATCCCAGCTGGGATTTTGCTAATGAAAGTTATCTGCTTGTGAAGGAAGATCGTAGTAGTTATAAATTTGGATTCTCTGATCCAAATGTCATTGTTTCTCCTCCTGATAAAGAAATTAGTCTTCCTAGCGAAGACGCTAAGTTTATTCTTGAGAAAGAAGATCTCAACAAACTTCTGAAAATCTCTTATACTGGTCAACTTCCTGACCTTTCTGCTATTGGTGATGGAAGTACAATTCGCATGGTTGCTAGAGATAAAAAGAATCCCAATTCTGATGCAGGTGATATTGTAGTTGGAACAACTGATGCAACTTTTGAATTCAATTTCAAAGTTGAAAATATTAAACTTGTTCCTGGAAACTATGAAGTTGTGATTTCTTCAAAACTTCTTTCTAAGTTTAGTAATCAAGATCAACCGATTCATTATTACATTGCTCTGGAACCCGATTCTACTTATTCTGGATGAGACATATTCTTTTTACTCTTAAGGGTTGTCCGTTTGAACTCCTTGATGACAAAGAGTTCATTCGGATGCTTTTATACAAAGCAACTCAAGAGGCTAAATCAACCCTCTTGAATCTAGCAGTGCATAAGTTTGATCCTCAGGGTGTAACAGGCATTGCTATGCTTGCAGAATCCCATATCAGTATTCACACATGGCCTGAGAAGGGTATGGCTGTATGTGACGTTTTTACTTGTGGGGATACCGCAGAACCAGAAAAAGCGGTAGAATATATGCAAGATCAATTGAAGGCAACTGATATTGTTTCTAATAAATTTGAACGTCCTTTAGAATGAACATCTTCGTTACTGACCCCGATCCTTGGAAGTCTGCTAGAGTTCTTCCCGACAAACATATTGTCAAGATGCCTCTAGAGACTTGTCAGATGCTTGCTATTGTATGCTCTGACAAATGGGGTCACGGTTTTGGTACTCTTCCTAAGGCAGATGGTACACCCTATGCCACTGAGAAGGGTGCTTTTCGTAATCACCCATGTACCATTTGGGCAAACTCCTTTGTAAATAATTGGAGGTGGTTACTTGCTCATGGATTTGCTCTGTGTAATGAATATTCATTGAGGTATGGTAAACCGCATACCTGTTTCAATACACTTCAAGCAGCAAATGAAATTCTTCCGTGTGCAGATCCACAAGGTCGCAGTGGTAAAGGACCAACACCTTTTGTATTTGCAGGCCCTGATGAATTTAAGTATGATACAAGTATTGATATATTTACTGCATACAAAAAATACATTTCTAGCAAACCATGGGTAAAAAACAACTATCTAAGGATACCAAGCAGAAAACCGGATTGGGTTTAATCCCGTTCAGTATCTGTATTCTTAGCACACTCTGTGTTATAATTGCAGGGTACTTCCATGGTCACATGAATATTGGTGCCGTGTGGCATAATTTGCATAACTTTAATTGATTATGAATGAATTTCTTTGGGTAGAAAAGTATCGTCCACAGGCGATTGAAGATTGTATTCTCCCTGAAAGTATTAAAAAAACATTCCAGACATTTGTTGATAAAGGAGAGATTCCAAATCTTCTCCTTTGTGGATCTGCTGGTGTTGGCAAAACTACTGTTGCTAAAGCTTTATGTAAACAACTAGGAGTAGACTACTATGTCATTAACGGATCCGATGAAGGACGTTTCCTTGATACTGTACGAAACCAAGCCAAAAACTTTGCTTCGACCGTATCACTTCAAGGAGTTGGTAAACCCAAGGTCATCATTATCGATGAGGCTGATAACACAACCCATGATGTACAACTCTTACTTAGGGCGAATATCGAGGAGTTTTATGGCAATTGCAGATTCATCTTTACCTGTAACTACAAAAACAAAATCATCGAACCCCTCCATTCTCGATGTGCCGTTGTCGAATTCTCCATCAAGGGAAAAGAAAAGACAGTTATTGCGGGGAAATTTTTCAACCGTGTCAGGTCTATACTTGAGGGTGAAAATGTTGCGTATGATCCTAAAGTTGTTGCGGAACTAATCAATAAACACTTTCCTGATTGGAGGAGAGTGTTGAACGAGTTGCAACGTTACTCTGTTGGTGGCAAAATTGATTCTGGAATACTAGCATCTTTCTCTGACGTTAATATCAATGATCTCATTAAAAGTCTTAAGGAAAAAAACTTTTCGGAAGTTAGACATTGGGTCGTTAATAATTTGGACAATGATCCTAGTGTACTATTGCGTCGTGTTTATGATGCTTGTCATGAATCCTTGGATGGTCCTTCTATTGCTGCCGCTGTTCTTATTATTGCTAAATACCAGTACCAAATTGCGTTTGTCGCAGATCAGGAGATTAATCTTTTGGCGGCGTTAACTGAAATTATGGTAGAATGTACTTTTAAATGATTGGAAAAGGTGAATTAAATGACAAAACTAAAAGCACAAGTTAAGTCTCGTTTCTATTATGTCTTCTGGGGAACTGCTACCGTAGCAGTTGTTTTAGGTCAACTTTATGTTGGCACTGGATATCGTCTTCTGCATAGTGGTATGCAAGAATTGCTAGATAAAGTTGATGGAGTACTTCTCCACACAGAACGACCAAACAATAACTATTTTTAATTATGATTGATGCAAAATTGTTACGTATCGTAACCGGCGAAGAAGTAATTGCTGAAATTATTTCTGAAGATGAAAATACTATTACCATTAAAAATGGACTGGTTGTTCTTCCAACAGCACAACAGTTTGGATTTGCTCCTTGGGCAAGTGTAATTGATACCGATAAACCAGAAATTACTCTCTCCAAAAATCATGTTGTTTATGTAGCTGAACTTAACCAGGATGTTAAAAAGAGGTATAATGAAGTGTATGGGAGTAAATTAGTTACTCCAGACAAGAAGAAACTCATTGTGTGATATCGAATGATTTTAAAAGAAGAAGATGCAATATATGCAGCTAACAAATTTATCGATTATTTTTCATCATTCAATAGAATTGATGACTATTTGAGATACGTTAAAGGTGATCGCGTGGAAGATGCTCGCGGTTGCCTTTTTGCTATTGAAGACGATTTCTTTCAGTCTTTTGATATGAGTCCTAATGATATGGATTTTGAGATTCATATTGTTGATGATAAAACAAAGTGGAATAGTTGGACATTTTTTGAAACTCTAAATCTCACGGCATCTAATGCGATTGAGACATCTATTCCTGGAAGAAATCATAAGTGGATTGTCATTGAAAAAAATACTGGTAGTATCGTCGGTGTTGTACGATTTGGTTCCCCTACCGTAAATTCAAAACCAAGAAATGATTATTTTGATAGAGTAGTTCCTCTCTCTGAAATTAATCAACACTTTGTTATGGGATTCAATATTGTTCCTGTACAACCATTTGGATATAACTATCTTGGTGGTAAACTTCTTGCTCTTCTTGCTTGTTCTGACAGACTTAAAAGAGAGTTTGATAATAAGTATGGAACTGAACTTAAATATTTTGAGACAACTTCTCTTTATGGAACAACCAAAGGTGTCTCAATGTATGACGGGTTAAAACCGTTTATGCGACACATTGGAGATACGGTAAGTGATTTTACCCCTCTTTTACATGATGATGTTTTCAAGGACTTAAACAGATGGTTCATCGAAAAGAACGACGGGACGGAACTAATCAAAGCGGATGCATCGAGTCGCAAGTTGAAGATACAAACGAAGATGATATCAATCATCAAGAAAAGCTTACCTTCTCAAAAGGTTGTGGAATTCACAACTGCGATTGCAAATGCAAAAAATCTGACTGAAAAGAAAAGATATTATTTCTCTCAATTTAATCATACTCCCGAGGAGGCTATTGAGTGGTGGAAGAAAAAAGCTACGAAGAGATATGAGAAACTTAAGTCCGAAGGAAGACTTAGGACAGAATTGGAACTTTGGAAAAAAGGATCTAATTTAGAAATTATTCGGTGATGTGGAGACTGTGGTGTTATGCCCTTGGTAAAAAAGAGGGTAGGGATGATGATGAGGCTAACGTAATTGCCTTGATGAGAACAGTGATTTTATTGCTGTATATGATTACAAACTTTTTTATTGTTGCTGGAGTTGTGAGGCATTGGAACGATGGAGTACGAACTGAAGGATTATCTGAACTCAATCAATGTTACAAAAAAGAATCTTATTGATGAAGACCCAGATGCTTTGAAAAAGTATCCGCCATTTATTATTAATAAATGTCTCTCTTCTCACCTTGATGCTGTTTTGTTTGCTAATGAAATGAATAAGTATCATTCATTAGATAAAGATATGCAATATGTATTTTATATAAATACGTTGAGGAAAAGAAAAAGATTTTCCCCCTGGATCAAAAAAGACAAAATTGAAAACATTGACCTAGTAAAAAAATACTATGGTTATAGTAATGAAAAAGCTCTTCAAGCTTTGAAAATTTTGTCGAATGAACAAATTAGTTTTATCAAGGACAGACTTGAGACTGGAGGTTAAAATGAGTTCGGTTGAATCGACTGTAAAATGGTCAAAAGATAATATGGTTGAGATTTCATTATCTGAACCAGATGATTTTCTTAAAGTGAGAGAGACATTAACTCGTATTGGTGTTGCTTCCAGAAAAGAAAAAAAACTGTATCAGTCTTGTCACATCTTACATAAACAAGGTAGATATTACATCGTACATTTTAAAGAGTTATTTGCATTAGATGGCAAACATGCAAATCTAACGCAAAACGATGTACAACGTCGTAATCGTATTGCAAAACTTCTTTCTGATTGGGGACTTATTGCAGTTATTGCTCCTGAATCAATTATTGATATTGCTCCCCTTAATCAGATTAAAGTTTTATCTTACAAAGATAAAAGTGATTGGATTCTTGAGACCAAATATAATATTGGTAAAAAAGGAAAAGATCAGGAATCTGAATGACATGGATGAATATGACTATGAAGAAGGATATCAACTATTTTTGAATATAGAAGAAGTTCGTAGACTTTATAGTCATACTTGTTATTCAATAAAAATTTGGCCAGGTTCTCCTGCAAGACCTGTCGAAGAACAAGAGTATTTGCAGAAACTTAAAACACAATTATTTGCAATGATGGCCGATCATAGTTTTAGGAACGGTTAATACTAAACTTGATTACGGGATTCCGTATCTCCTTTTTTTATGTTTGTTGTATAATTAGTATTGGATGCCGAAAGGGTCCACACAATCAAATCTCGCTTTTAAAGGAGAAGTACACATGAATGACCTCATGAAGTATAACGCTGCCAACATTAATCAACTGTTGGATCGTATTCATAAGAATAGTATTGGAATGGAAGATTATTTTGATAGGATCTTCACTCTCCACGAAACTACATCGAATTATCCACCATATAATCTTGTTTCTGTAAATAATGTTACATCTAGACTGGAGATAGCACTTGCAGGTTTCAAAAAGAAAGAAGTCTATGTTTACACACAAGATGGTAAACTCTTTATTGAAGGTCAGAAAGAAGATAAAGAGACAGAAACTAACTATGTCCACAAGGGTGTGGCTCAACGGTCATTTACACGAGCGTGGACACTTAGCGAAGACACGGAAGTTAGATCAGTTACTTTTGAAGATGGGCTTCTGAGTGTTGAACTGGGTAAAATAGTCCCAGAAGCACATAAACGAAAAGATTATCTATAAATATTAATGAATATCGTCGTCGCAGACGGAGGGGTAACTGGCCAAATCCAGTTGACACCCCTCTTTTTTATTGGTAAAATAACAAGAGGTACGAGACTCAAATGACTGTAAAACTTATTGTTCTGAAATCAGGTGAAGATATTATTGCTGATGTTCAGGAAATGGTTGTTGGTGATGAAAACGAACAAAAAGTTGTCGGTTACTTCTTCGATAAACCATGTGTCGTAAAACTGTTTGGACACAATCCTGAGGAAGATCGTGAATCCCCTTTTAGGGTACAGATGATGCCTTGGATTCCTCTTTCTGATGATGAGAAGATTCCTGTTGCGGCTGATTGGGTGATTACAATTGTAGAACCGATTGAAAAAGTTAAAGAACTATATTTGAAGAAAGTTTCTAAAGAGAAAGAGGAGGAAAACGATGTCGGAGATTGATAATTCCATTATGATTCTTTCTTTCGCCAACTGCACAATTATTACTCAAATTGAAGAAGTTGTTGGTGAGATTGGCGATCCTAATTGTAAGTTAACAGAGCCGTTTATTATTAATGATGATGACACTTTAACTCCCTGGATGGTAAAATATACAGATCAGAATACATTCATGATTCACTCTGACAAGATTCTGACAATTGTAAAACCAAAACAAAAATATATTGATAAGTACAAATCATTGCTGGAGTAAATGTCAAATCGTTTTTATACTAACGTCCAAATGGTCGGTGATGAAATCCTTGTTCGATACCATGAGAATGGCAAAAGCCGAATGGATCGACAGGTTTTTTATCCGACTCTTTTTGTACCCGCAAAAGGTAAGAAACAAACAAAGTATCGTACTTTGGACGGTGATCATGTTGAACCTATTAAACCAGGAACTATTCGCGAGTGTCGAGACTTCTTGAAAAAATATCAAGATGTTGAAGGGTTTAAAGTATATGGATTGGAAAGATTTATCTATCAGTATATTTCGGAAAAGTATCCAGAAGATAATATCAAGTTTGATATGAGTGAAATCAATCTTTACACGATTGACATTGAGGTTAAGGCTGAGTATGGATTTCCTGATGTAGAAAATGTTGCTGAAGAGATACTTTTGATTACAATTCAAAAGTATAGCAATAAAGATATTATTACTTGGGGTGTTGGTCCATTTAGAAACAAACAAGAGAATGTAGAATACAGACAGTTTTCTAGTGAGAAAGAACTTCTCAACAATTTCATTTATTGGTGGATGGAAAACACTCCTGATGTGGTTACTGGATGGAACTGTGAATTTTATGATATTCCATATCTTGCTGGTAGAATCAACCGCATTCTTGGCGAAAAACTGATGAAGAGACTTTCCCCATGGGGAATGGTGCGTCAAGATGAAGTCTTTATTCGCGGTAGAAAAAATATTGTTTATGAAGTTGGTGGAGTCTCTGTTCTTGACTACATGCGTCTGTATCAATGGTCTCCTGGAACTCCCAATCAAGAGTCATTTCGACTTGACTATATTGCACAACAGGAATTGGGTCAACAAAAACTTGATCACTCTGAGTTTGATACGTTCAAAGACTTTTATACTCATGGTTGGCAGAAGTTCGTTGAATACAACATTGTTGACGTGGAACTTGTTGACCGTATGGAAGAAAAACTAAAACTTATTGAACTTGCTATTACTATGGCATTTAATGCCAAAGTAAACATCGAAGATATTTTTTATCAAGTAAGGTTATGGGATTGTATCATCTTTAATGATCTGAAGAAACAAGACATTGTTATTCCGCCGAGGAAAGGATCTAAGAAGGATGAAAAGTATGCTGGCGCTTATGTAAAAGAACCGACTCCTGGTAAGTATGATTGGGTTGTGAGTTTTGACTTGAACTCTCTATATCCACACCTGATCATGCAGTATAATATTTCTCCAGAAACACTACAACAAGAAAGTCATCCTTCCGCTAGTGTTGATAATATTTTGAATGAGAGTATTAATTTTCAGTTATACAAGGACTATGCCGTTTGCGCTAATGGTGCAATGTATAGGAAAGACTTTCAGGGATTCCTTCCTAGACTCATGCAAGAGATGTATGACGAACGAGTCATCTATAAGAAAAAGATGATTGAAGCAAAGAAGGAGTATGAAAAGACCAAAAATCCTGAACTAGTTAAGGAAATCGCCAGATGTAACAATATTCAAATGGCTAAGAAGATTTCTCTTAATAGTGCTTATGGTGCTATCGGTAATCAGTATTTTAGATACTATAAACTTGCAAACGCAGAAGCGATTACACTTTCTGGTCAAGTCTCTATTCGTTGGATTGAGAATCGAATGAATAGTTATCTCAACAAACTTTTGAAAACTGATGATAAAGATTATGTGATTGCTTCTGATACGGATTCAATTTATCTTTGTCTCGATGATCTGGTGCATAAAGTTCTTCCAAACGAAACTTCCAAAGAAAAAATTGTAAATTTTCTTGATCGCGCTTGCACGGAACAGATCGAACCTTTCATTAATAAGTCGTATGAAGATCTTTCTGAATATGTGAATGCTTATGAACAGAAGATGTTCATGAAACGAGAGAACATTGCTGATCGTGGTATTTGGACCGCCAAAAAACGATACATTCTCAATGTTCATGATAGTGAGGGTGTTAGATATTCTGAACCCAAACTAAAGATTATGGGAATCGAAGCCGTCAAATCTTCTACTCCTGGTCCCTGTAGAAAAATGATTAAAGACGCTCTTAAAATTATGATGACTGGTACGGAAGATCAACTAATTGAGTTTGTTGAAAATTCTAGGAATGACTTCAATTCAATGCCCCCAGAAGATATTTCTTTTCCGAGGACAGCATCTGATGTGGAAAAATATAAAGATCCCAATTTGATCTATAGGAAAGGAACGCCAATTCATGTAAGGGGTGCTCTTTTGTATAATTTCCACATTAAGAAAAACAAACTAACTAATAAGTATTCTTTCATCAAAAACGGTGAAAAAATTAAATTTTGTTACTTGAAAACTCCAAATCCATTAACAGAAAATGTAATGTCATTTATTCAAGAGTTTCCGTCTGAGATAGACATTTTGAAATATGTTGATTATGATTTGCAGTTTGAAAAAAGTTTTCTTGAACCTTTGAAAATCATCCTAAATGTGATAGGATGGTCTACAGAAAAAACAGTAAATCTAGAATCATTTTTCCTATGAAAGATCAATACGTTATTGATGATGGCGAAAATAAACAAGAGAAATGGAATCGTGGACTTGATATCTTTATTGAGTCTGTGCATAAACCAGACTCTGCACTTCGCCAATGTGCTCATAATCAAAAGTGTTATCACGAACTAATGGATGTTCGTAAGAATGTATTAGAATATCTCAACACATTGAGGTGGAATTGATGGATTTTTTAAAAGAGATTGTAAAAGAGATCGGTGACGACTATACACAACTAGCATCAGACATCGATGAAACAGAACAATATGTTGACACAGGTTCGTACATTTTTAACGGACTTGTTTCAGGGTCTATATTTGGTGGTGTATCTGGGAATAAGATTACTGCCATTGCTGGCGAGTCTAGCACTGGAAAAACTTTTTTCTCCCTTGCTGTCGTCAAGAACTTCTTGGATTCTAATCCTGATGGGTATTGTCTATATTTTGACACTGAAGCCGCTATTAACAAGTCTCTTATCGCAAGTCGGGGGATTGACCTAGATCGACTGGTTGTTGTCAATGTTGTTACAATTGAAGAGTTTAGGTCCAAAGCACTAAAAGCGGTTGATATATATTTAAAAAAACCTGAAGACGAACGCAAACCCTGTATGTTTGTGTTAGACTCTTTGGGGATGCTTTCCACAGAGAAAGAAATTACTGATGCACTGAACGACAAACAAGTTCGCGACATGACCAAATCCCAACTGGTCAAAGGTGCATTCAGAATGTTGACTCTGAAACTGGGACAAGCAAACATCCCTATGATCGTTACCAACCACACCTACGATGTCATTGGCGCTTATGTACCTACAAAGGAAATGGGAGGAGGCAGTGGCCTCAAGTATGCAGCGAGTACAATCATCTATCTCAGCAAGAAAAAGGAGAAAGATGGAACAGAAGTCGTCGGTGGCAGGTCGTTATGAGATAGATGGCAAGAAAGTTTATGCCAAAGCGATCTACAAAGACCCTGAACAATACTTCACTCCTGAGGTGATGGAGAAACTAGACGAGATTGCTAGGGAAGAGTTTAGTTATGGATCGTCTAGTTGATTTGATATTTGCATTATAGGTAATGGATAAAGTTGAAATTTTGATTCTTCGGAATTTGATTTATTTTGAAGATTATGCCCGAAAAGTAATTCCTTTCGTAAAGAAGGAATATTTTGAATCGGAATCTCATAAGATTGTCTTTGAAGAGATCTATTCTTTTCTTTCTTCCTATGATAAGTTACCTACAAAAGAAGCTATTTCTATTGAAGTTGAAAAGAGAGATGACATAACTCAAGAGACTTTTAAAGAGTCTTCAAATATAATTACTAGTTTGCATGATGAACCAACAGAACTTAGTTGGTTGGTAAACACCACTGAGAAGTGGTGCCGAGATCGTGCAATCTATTTGGCTCTTATGGAGTCTATTCAGTTAGCTGATAATAGTGATGAAAAAAAAGGGAGGGATGCCATTCCAGGTATCCTTAGTGATGCTTTATCAGTTTCATTTGATAATCATATTGGACACGATTACTTAGAAGATTATGAAGAGAGATACGAAGTTTATCATAGAAAGGAGGAAAAACTCCCGTTTGATCTTGAATACTTTAACAAAATTACCAAAGGTGGTCTCCCTAACAAGACTCTTAACATCGCTCTTGCTGGTACGGGCGTCGGCAAGTCTCTATTCATGTGCCATGTGGCTAGTTCCGCACTCTTGCAAGGGCGCAACGTACTCTACATTACATGTGAAATGGCAGAGGAAAAAATTGCTGAACGAATTGATGCAAACTTATTGAATGTAAACATTCAGGATATTGCTAGTCTACCCAAACAAATGTTTGAGACGAAAGTTAGTAATCTTTCAAAGAAGACTCAAGGTCAACTAATTATTAAAGAGTATCCTACTGCATCCGCTCATGTCGGACATTTCAGATCTCTTCTTAATGAGTTGGCACTTAAGAAATCATTTCGCCCTCATATTATTTTCATTGATTACCTTAATATATGCGCTTCCTCGCGCTTTCGCGGAGGTAGTAATATCAATTCATATACGATGGTTAAGTCTATTGCTGAGGAACTTCGAGGCCTGGCTGTCGAAGCAAACGTCCCTATCGTATCTGCCACGCAGACCACTCGCTCTGGTTTTGGTAGCAGCGATATTGAACTCACTGATACTAGTGAGTCCTTTGGCGTCCCTGCTACTGCTGATCTTATGTTTGCCCTTGTTTCCAATGATGAACTCGAATCGATGGGACAGATTCTTGTAAAACAATTGAAGAATCGATACAATGATCCAACTATGAATAAGAAATTTATCGTTGGCATTGACCGAGCTAAGATGCGTCTTTATGATTGTGAACAGGAAGCCCAAGAAGACATCATTGACTCTGGACAGGAAGAAGTGTATAATAAATCTGAAAACAACTTTAAAAGTAAGTTTTCTTCACTAAAATTTTAATGTTATGACCGTAAATACTGACGCATATCTTGAGTTTGTGGATGCTGTTACATCACAACCTAGCAAAAATGCTGATGCCTTTGAGTATCGCATTCAAGAATTGAGGGGAGAAGGATTTGAAACTTGGAGACTCTTGACTGCTGCTGTGGGTATGTCAGCAGAAGCAGGTGAGTTTACTGAAGTTGTCAAGAAGATCATCTTCCAGGGTAAACCTGTGACGGAAGAAAATCTGTTTCATCTCAAACGTGAGTTGGGTGACATCATGTGGTATGTCGCTCAGGCTTGTATGGGACTTAATGTTTCACTTGATGAGATCATTGAGATGAATGTTGAGAAACTAGAGTCTCGCTATCCTGGTGGTAGTTTTGATGTTCATTATTCTGAAAACCGTAAGGAGGGAGACCTGTGATCAACCTTGAACTGGATAGACGTGACGCAATTGTTTTGCGTCATCATCTGTTCCTGTATACAAAAGATCACCCTGGTTTTTTCTCTGATGAAGGTATCCTAAAAATCAGAGAGATTTCACAACAGATAGACAAACATTTGGAGGAAGACCTATGATTACTTTAAATATTGATATTAGAACTGCTGCTGCGATCAGACAAGCACTGTTTAGTGAACAATCTGATTACACTTACGATCCTACTTGTGTCCCTGTACGAATCACAGAGATTCGTAACGTAATTAACGATCTAGACGAACAAATTGAGGAGGAACTTAAAAATGAAACTGCTGACTCTTGAAGACTATGAAAAGGCTGGAGAAACTTTCTGGCCAAAATATCACTATGTTGCCAAGGAACTTGGCGAAGATGCAAAACCAGAAGAAGTTCTGAAGGTTATGGAAGCAATCGGTGGTGTTGCCTTAAAAGTAAAACTAGAGGATAAACTTGCTCCGTTTGGTTTCAATAAAAAGAACAATTGTGAATCCACTGCGGATAATTAAACGATAAATAGAAAGTAATAGTACAAATGCGGTAAAAAAATGACATCCGATATTAGGAATATTTGTGCAGCATATGCTTCAATGTACAATTCTGATTTGAAAAACCAACTGCAAGAAGGTAGAGATGGTTTCTCCGACATGGACATTTCTTTACTGACGAATGTTCAGATTCAGGATATCGTTGAAGAAGTTGTTGAAGAAATGTTCAACGCTGGTAATGGATTTGTCGATATTGAAGTTCAAATGGAAGACATGTTTGATCATGCTCGCACCGCATTTGATAAATCCATAAAGAGATCAGAGAAAATTGATAGAATTGAAAGTGCTTTCACTAAGGTAATGGAAAGTATTTCATCTAAAGCCAACCGTACCATGGTTGAGACTTTCATGAACTATCGTCAAACTAAAAAGTATCAAGAATCTCAAACACATAGACTTGGAATTTCTCTGAAAGAATCTAATGCTTCTTATGGAAGAAGTATTTCTGGATCAAAGTCATCAGTAAAGTCAAAAATTACAGAAATGATGAAGTCTTCTGCTGAAAGAATTGCTTCTGGTGATTCTAACGTTGCTCAAGAACTTGACTGATAATTAAAATTTAGTCTCCCTCTTTCTAAATAAGGAAGAGGGATTTTTTTTATGTCAAATAAATTCACCATAACTGACCAAAAAGTAAAATCCTGTCTATTGGATGTAATGGCGTCAATGGCTGGTGAGAATTATAATTATTATCAGGATTATTCTGTTACAAAAGTATCAACTGGTGATAGATCTAAAATCAAAGTGGGACTAAAGGTAGTTGTTCCTCAATCACAGAGAGTTACTGCTGCTACCCGAATAGGACAAAAACTGCAAGGTAAATATAATGTAGAGTATGCAAGAGATGATACTCAGTTAAATATTAGTGTTGGAAAAAAAGAACCATATTCAAAACAATTAATTCGTATTGATATAAAACCAATGGGTGGTGGATCTGGAGCTGGATCTGATGCCACTGCTATCAATGAATCTGCACAATGTTTATATGCTGCACTTGCTTTTAATGTATATCACGCTCCAATTGAAGGAGATGGTGGATCAATATCTTTAGAGGACTTTGAAGAAGCTGCACAATCTTGTGAAGTAGATGTTAAGTTTGATGAGATGATTGCTCTTCCTACAAGTTGGAAACTTTCTTCGATTAGAGGTGCCAATGAATTATATAATCGTATTGGAAAATATAAACCAAAAGGGTATTATAAGTTCTATCGTGGGAAGGGACTTGATGATGGACAAATAAAGAGTGCCTATCAAAAAATTAGAAAAGGAACACCATTTACTTCAGAAGATAAATGGAATCCTGCAGATATTTGGATCGCTGCATCAAACTTTAGTGCTAATGATATTACTGATGCGGCATCATCTGGACTGGCGAAAAATATAAATCAATTTCTAATTGAGAAGTATGATTCGAGAGAATTGATTGGTGTATCACTTAAAAAAATTACTACTCCCACCGCACATGTATCATTAAAAAATTATACTCAAGATGGAAAAGCGGCTGGAGTTCATTATGCTGGTTATGAATTGAGATATAAAACAGGAGATGAATACTCTATCGACGTTTATATAAAGTATGGTAACGGCGATGAAAAAATTCAGTTTAGAAATTTCGGGGGAAATAAAGCAGGATCTTGGCAAGGTGAGGTAAAGGGATCATCAGCAAATCAAGGAAAGATTGGGGGTGGAGAAGTTTTTAACATACTCAAGGCATTTAAAGCAATTTCAACAATTCCACAGAATCAGCAAGTATGGGCAGATTCTGGATCCAGTACAAAAATTAAAAAGATGTCGGAAGATCTATATGATGACTTAAAACAATACAATGCATCAGAACTTCCAAATAATAAAAAGGCTACAGTTGGACAAATATCGAACTTTAACAAAAGTTATCGGTATTCAAAAACACTTGGCATGATGTTAATTAAAGCTTTAGAAACGAATAAGAACAATGCTGATGAAATTGTGAAAGATATATATCTTTATGCAAGTTCACAACATTTACTTTCTGGAGTTTATTTGAAAATGGAGTGACAGTTTACGAACTGTCCTGGATAAACCCACAGTAGAGAAAAACCTGTTATAGTACTGGTATGGCAAAGAACACACACCTTGAACACCTTGAGGATGACATCCTCAATAATGGATCCGATGGTGGCAAAAACGCCATTGCTTTTCTTCGGGAACTTGGAGACATGCTCCAAGGAAAACAATCTCAGGTTAGAATTACAACAAAGTGGGACGGTGCTCCTGCAGTAATTTGTGGAATAGATCCAATCACAGGATATTTTTTTGTTGGAACAAAGTCGGTTTTTGCGAAGACCGCTCCTAAAGTTATGTTTTCTGCAGAACAGATTGATGAAACTTATTCTGGACAACTCGCAGCAAAACTAAAAGCATGTCTACAATATCTTCCTAAACTTGGAATCAAAGGAGTTCTTCAGGGAGATCTTTTGTTTACAGATGATAAGTCATCCGATACTATTGATGGAGAACGAATGATTACATTCACTCCTAATACTATTACATATGCGGTTCCCGCTGATTCTGATCTAGGATCAAAAATTAATTCAGCCGAAGTTGGCATTGTTTTTCATACTAAGTACACTGGTCAAAGTTTGCCTGAGATGAGTGCGTCTTTTGGTGTTGATATATCGGACCTTAATGATAGTAATGATGTTTATGCAGCAACTGCCAGTTTTTCTGATGCTACTGGTGTAGCAAAATTTTCTCCTTCTGAGATACAGAAATTTAAAAACCTTGTTAATATATCTGAGGGATCACTCAAGAAAGCTTCAAAATTTCTAAATATACTTGGAGAAACCGGTTCAGGAAAGTTTCTCTTGTCCACCCTGTTCAAGCAGTTTTTCAATTCATACGTTCGACCAAATAAGACGACAGGAAAGATCAAACGTATGGGAACAACGCGAGCCGTAGTTGCAGATTTTGCTCGCTATTACAAAGAATTACTTGATAAAGAAATACAATCTAAAAAAACAACTGCTGCTCAGGATAAGTACAGGAAGATCCAGTCAGATGGTCTTAAATTTATTCAGGCAAATCAACAAAGTATTTACTTCACGGTTGCGTCGTACACTAATCTTACAAGATCTAAAGAATTTATTATCAGGAAATTGGAAAAAGTTAAAACGCTTGGAACATTCCTTCGCACGGAAACTGGGTATAAAGTTACTGCGCCGGAGGGATTCGTTGCGATTGGGTCTGGTTCAGCACTCAAATTGGTTGATCGTCTTGAATTCTCCAGAGCCAATTTTACCGCCACAAAAGATTGGGACACTACCCCCCAAGGATATAAAGGCGTGACACCATAAATAATGGTATCAGGTTAGACTTATGAAGACGTTATCAAATTTTTTGATGGAAGCTACAGAGTCTCGCGCAGTTATGCAAGCGCAGAGACTTGGATTTAAGAGCGATGGGCATGGCGGATGGTATGATAAGAATGGGGAGTTTGTTGCTAAGACTGTAAAGGGGGAATTAAAGTTTTTTAATCAAAGACAGAAAGAAGGAGAACAAGACCCTAAACAAGTAAGAACACAAAATAATCAACAACCAGTGGCAACTCAGGCTAGTTCTTCTAGACAGGATGCGAGAACTGCGGCTGTTGGAGATTCGTCAGAGTCGGAAGATACTGAAGACTTTGGAACGTTTCCTAATGGTGAACCTAGGAGAATGCCTGCTCCGACCAATGCTGATGGGTCTCCAAAAGAGGATCGTGGCAAGGTGACTGTTGTTTTTGGTAGATTTAATCCACCTACAATTGGTCATCAAAAACTTTTGGATGCGGCAAGAAAAGCTTCTGGTGATGGAGATCTGAGAATCTATCCTTCGAGATCAAATGATCCTAAGAAAAATCCTCTTGACCCCGATAGTAAGATTGACGTGATGCGTCAAATGTATCCAGATCATGCTGCACATATTATTAACGATCCAAACTCAAAAACAATTTTTGATGTTCTAAAAACTGCACATCAAGATGGATATTCTGGAGTTAACATTGTAGTTGGTGGTGACAGATTAAAAGAATTTGAAAAACTTTCTGGTTCTTATAATGGAAAAATTTATGATTTTGGTGAACTTGATGTAGTTTCTGCTGGAGAAAGGGATCCAGATGCTGAAGGTATTGAAGGAATGTCTGCATCAAAGATGCGTAAAGCCGCAGTAGACAACGATTTTAAAGCTTTTAGATCTGGTGTACCTAAATCTATTGATGATAAATCTGCAAAACTAATTTTTAATAAACTTAAAAAGTCCATGAACTTGGTTAATAGTTCATTTGACTTATGGCAGATTGCACCCAAGTTTGATTGGATTAATCTTAGAGAAAATTATGTTTCCAATCAAATTTTTAAAGTTGGGGATATTGTTGAAAATTTAAATACTGGATTAATTGGTGAAATTATTCGTAGAGGTACAAATTATTTGATTTGTGTTACCGAAGATAATGTAATGTTTAAATCCTGGATCAAGGATGTAATGGAAAAGGTTGTAAATTATTCGGGGCCATCTGGAGTTCCTGCAAATCAAAGAGAAATCGGAACAGATTCTAACAGAGAGTATGCTATGAAACTCACAGGAACAAAATACATCAAAAATTTTATATCCAAATATAAGAAGAAATAAAAGTAATAATAAATAAATAAAGGATAAGATATTTAAGTAAATACCATGAGTATGTCGGATCTTAACGACCTCTCTAAGATTTATCATCAAGAGGTTTTTACGCCACAACTTGGCAATAAAAAACCTGCTGGGGGTGGAGCCAAGACTGTAGAAAAAGGAAAGAGTGATAGTGAGTCCTCTGCAAAGAGAATTCGTCAGGCGACATATGATATTAGATATCGTTCTCGCAGAGAAGATGTTCCTGCTGACAAAGCTTTTAATCAGTACATGTCAAACACGACTATGACTGCTCCTGAGAAAAAAGCAGTCAAGGATAAACTTAATATGAGTTATGAACCAGAAGGTGATGGTCTTGAGGAAGAGAGAGATAATGCTGGTAAGTATAAAGTTCGTGTAAAAGATAAGACATCTGGTAAATCATATGTTCGTTACGCTAGTCGCGAAAAAATTAATCAATTACGTTCTAATCCAAACATTTCTTCTGTTGAGATGACAGGATATGGTGAACCGTATGAAGGTTCAAGAAAGAAGAAGTCTGAAAAACTTGATCCTGTGGGTAAGGAAGATGGTGATGTCAACAATGATGGTAAGAAGGACGGTACTGATAAGTATCTAATGAATCGTCGTAAGGCAATCGGCAAAGCAATTAATACAAGAAAAGAAGAAACTGAAGTTCCTTCGGGGGACTTAAAAAAATTAGTCAAGAAAGCGGTTAAGAGAATCGATACAGATGTTGATGGTGATGTAGATCATAACGATCCTAAGGCAGGTCCCATGGGAGAGTTTGTTCCAAGTCCAGATGGTAAAAAACGAGTTTATTCAAAAGTAGTTTCAAAGGAAGAAACTCATAATTGGAGAGAGGGACTTATTCTTGAAATTGATGATGAGGATCAAGAAAAAGAAATTAAAGAAAAGAAAATAAAAAATAAGGTTGTTATCAACCCAGACATGAAGAATGAGGAAATTCAGTCTGCCACTGAATCTTTCGCTGAGTCTGTTGGTGCTGATATTGAACTCGACGAAATTGATGAAGCTCAGTTAAGTCCTGAAGAACAAAAACAACTTTCTGCTAAAAAAAGAATGATGCAGAAAAAAATGATGCTTCAAAAACAAGTTATGCAACAACAGAAACAAGGAAAAATTCCTTTAAATTATTCAGAAGAAAATCAGAGTGATGATGACTTTGATATTGATGTGATTGATGAAATGTTCTTTGAAACTCTTGAAGAGGGTTATGATATTGATGAAGCCGCAGAGATCGTTCAAAAATCATGTGAAATGATTTTGGATGAAGATTATTATGATTCTGCGGTCAAGTCATCTAAGTCTGCTGCTCGCAAGATCAATCTTCAAAAAAGAAAAACTGTTTCTGATAGATTAAGTTCTTTGAAACAGAAAGTGAAATCCGGTGCTAAAAAAGCCATTACTGGTGCTAGTCGCACCGCCGGAAAAGTGATGAAAACAAAAGCGGCAATTCAATCGGCTCCCGCTAGAGCAAAAGCAAAAGCATCATCAGTTATTGATCGTGTTAAGAAAGTTGCCAAATCTGGATATGAGTCTGGTAGAGGGCCTGTTGAAAAAAAGTCTAGAAGCACTTCGTACAGAGGTGCAGGTGTAGGAAGAAAAGAAAAGATCGGGGAAGAAGTGGTTGATGAAAAACTCAACATGAAAAAAGAAAAGATGGGTGATGTTATCACTGATTTTTATAAATCTGATGCTCCTCAATTTAAAGGCAAATCAAAAGAAAAACGTCGTGAAATGGCAATCGCTGCCAAGTTGACTGCTGAAAGAGGTGAGAAAAAACTTGGTGAAGAGGCATCTGACGCAATGAAAGATCGTCGCATGGAACGTGGTGGTGTCGGTGGAAATCAACGATATGATAAAGCACCCAAATCACCTAATACTAAAAAGTTTGGTTCTGGTAAGACTGCCTTACAGAAAGATATGGAGAAGAAACATGGTAAAGGTGCTTCTGCCATGGATATCGTGAAGTCAGAGATCCGTGCCAAGCATGGTAAAGGTGCTATTATGGATACCAAGAAAAAGTGATTAGATCAAGATTTGACTAATTTTTGATATATAGTTAGTACTATATTTCATACTATCATGTGGGCTGCACTTTTTCCGGTTGCAAAAAGCGTTGTAATGAAAGCTGTTGAGTCTGAACAAGCAAAAAGATTGGTTGTAGAAGTTCTGAAACGCATCGTTTCTAGAACGGACAATGACCTGGATGATTTAATTGTTGATCAACTAGAATCAGCACTTTTTCCAGAGTCTAAATAAAGTATCTGAAGGAGATCCCTACGGATCTCCTTTTTTATAAATATTTTCTAGGAAACAATTCGTAGAGGTCAGGAACATGGCTCTTTGGGGCAATAACGATAATCGCGATGCACAGGGCACAGTTACTTTAAATTATGCCACAGGCATTGTAACTGGTTCTAATTTAGAAGATCCCGGTAATGGAACCTTATTTGGTGAGGCTGGTTCTATTCAGGAAGGCGATGTCATTAGATTTGGCGTCATGGAGAAGCCTGGCACGTACATGGGTGATGCTGTAGTTGTTAGTATTGCCAGCACAACTCAGCTTACTATTGGATCAACTGCGGGACTTAGTGGTGTTGCTATTGCTGCCACTACCTTCCAAGGTTCACAACTTCCCAAATATACAATCAAAGACTCTCATTATAGCGAAACTCAGTCTGGATATTCTGCTAATGTCTATGGCATTTCAACTGCAGGAGCACAAGACGCAAATGGCGCTACTTATGAAGTAGGTGTTGGTTGGGTTGGTGTTACAACTTATATTGATACTCATGGTAACCTGAGAGTTAAGAAAGAGATTCTTGTTGCTATGTCTGGTATCGAGACAGGTAACACTCCTTCTTATCCTAATATTGAAGATGCTGTATGATAACTGAGGAATGAGATTTGAAGATTTAAATAAAGATAATTTTTTATTATTTGCAATCCGCAATTATGATAATCCCCATGCAGTTACTAAAGACGACTTTGTACGAGATCTAAATCATTTTAAATACCTTAAACGGTTATTGAGAAAATATCATCTGACTGGGGAACTCAAGTCTCATTTACTTATAAACCATTTTATTGTTTTATATAATATTTTTGGAGATGCTGCTACTCCAATGTTGTTCTATAAAATTGAACAGGAACTTTGGGGTATAATGAAATCATTTTTGATTTTCTTAAATAAATTTCCTGATTATCCCAAAACTAGTATCCATGATATAAAAGTGGATATGGAATGTTTCAAATCCTTACAAGAGGAATACAATGGAAAGAGAAAAAATTGATAGGATAATTGATGCGTTTAGATCTTCAATGTACCGTGAATTTGGTGTAAATGAAGAGGGAATGGTTGCTAATCCTCCCGGTAAATCTGGAGGATTTAGTCAATCTTCGGATCCAAAAGGACCCACTGCAGGTTATGATAAACCTATGAAACTTGACGGAAGAAGAAAGTATGTTAAAAAATATATTGATGACTTAATGAAGAATAGAAAAAAACGAGAAGATAAGAAGTTAAAGAAAAAAGTACAGGACTTTAATCCTTATTTTACGAAGAGCAATGGAATGTTCTGACGAAATCAATGAGAATAAGGTAGAACTTGCTGTCCTCACTGAAAAATTTTCAAATTTTGAAATTATTGTCGGTAAGATAGATTCTTCAATTGAGAAGATAACAGAGGTAAATAGTAATGTGTCTAGGATGCTTGCCGTCCATGAAGAAAGATTATCGAAACAAGAACAGATTGACAGAACATTACTTGATAAGGTCGATCAACTCCGCGATCAAGTTAACATCGATCACAACCAACTCAGTGAAAGATTATCAATATTGGAACGGAAACTTTGGATTGCTGTCGGAATATTGGGAACGGTATTATCATTGACCAATCCAACAGCATTACAAATAATTAAACCCTTGATTTCTCCTGCAACTGCTAGTACAATGGATATAGCACCACAATCTATACCTAATGGATTATATTGACTCTAAGTATGTTTCTCTCATTTCTCATAGATTAGAAAAGTTTAAAAGAGTCAAACCCAATCTTTATAATTTCAGATGTCCAATTTGTGGTGATTCTAGGAAGAATAGAAATAAAGCCAGGGGTTATATTTACGCCGTAAAAAATAATACTAATTTCAAATGTCATAACTGTGGATCATCTACGTCATTCAACAACTTTCTTAAGTCTTTAGATCCATCTGTACATAGTCAGTATACTCTAGAAAAATTTAAAGAAGGTCATACCGGTAAGAATTTTGTTGTTGATGAACCAAAGTTTAAATTTGAATCACCTAAATTTTCACAAAAAATAAAACTCCCCAAAGCTTCAGAAAATTCTGTTTCAAATAGATATCTAGTCGATAGAAAACTAGACGTTAATGAGTTTTATTATGCAGATAAATTCAAAGAGTTTGTAAATACACTCAAACCAACTTTCGACAATCTTAAGTTTGATGAACCTAGGATTATCATACCTCTTTATTATGAAAAAACTTTGATTGGTCTTCAGGGAAGATCTCTTGATTTTGGAAATCCAAAGTCTGTTAAATATATCACTGTGATGATTAATGATGATGCACCAAAAATCTATGGACTTGATAAAGTCAGAAAGGATGCTCCAGTCTATGTTACGGAAGGACCATTCGACAGCACATTCATTCGCAACGCGATTGCTATGTGTGGAGCTGACGCTGATGTTAGTCGTTGGGGGATTAACAATCCTGTGTGGATCTATGATAACGAACCACGCAATCGAGAAATTGTCAACCGCATCGAACGTACAATCAGTACAGGGGATTCGGTAGTCATTTGGCCTTCAAATGTCCTTGAAAAGGATATTAATGATATGGTCCTTGCTGGACATAATGTGCAAAATATAGTAGAATTAAATACCTACTCTGGTTTAGAAGCAAAACTTAAATTTAACACCTGGAAAAAAATATGAGTAATGGAACAAAGGTAAAAAAGAGAGATGGTCGCATTGAGTCTCTTGACTTGGATAAGATGCATCTGATGGTTGAAGAAGCAACCAAGGGTCTTGCAGGGGTCTCTGCGAGTCAAGTTGAGATGAAGTCTGGCATTCAGTTTTATGACGGTATTACAACTGCTGAAATTCAAGAAATTCTTATTCGTGCTGCCAGTGATCTTATCGATCTGGATCATCCTAACTATCAGTTCGTTGCTGCACGACTCTTGCTCTTTGCACTACGAAAGAGTCTTTACGGAAAGGTGAGGGAACTCCCAACTCTTGAAAATCATATTATGACTTGTGTGTCGCAAGAAGTTTATGATTATGATATCTACAATAAATATTCTAGAGAAGAAATTAATAAGGTTAGTACTTTTATCGATCATGACCGAGATTTCTTATTTACATATGCTGGTCTTCGTCAAGTAGTAGATAAGTATCTGGTTCAAGATCGTAGTAGCGGTGGAGTGTATGAGACTCCCCAATTCATGTATATCATGATCGCTTTGACTATTTTTGCAGAGTATCCAAAAGAAACTCGTTTGGATTACGTTAAGAGGTACTATGACGCAATCTCAAAGCACAAAATCAACATTCCCACACCTATCATGGCGGGAGTGCGAACTCCACTTCGACAATTTGCTAGCTGTGTTCTTGTTGATGTTGATGACACCCTCGATAGTATCTTTAGCTCTGATATGGCAATTGGCAAATACGTTGCACAAAGGGCGGGAATCGGTATCAACGCAGGTAGAATCCGTGGC